CAGGTCTGCCATGCGCTTACCCGGTCTTGGGTCATCAAATATAGGGTACGACCCGCCTTCCGGCACTTCTAAGAAGTAAAAACCCGATATTTGGCTATTCCCGTGTACGTGCATAATGTTGCTGCCCGTACACGCAAACTCTTGGCCCCACATCCCAGACACGTAAAACTCGTACTCGTCTGTTAAATAACCCTGATCCTTTAAAATACTAACGCCCTTATCTCGAAAGTAAGACGCTAAGTACCCAAGGTCAGGGTCATTTGCCATGTGCGTAGTCTGTTTAACTACCGATGGCTCCATTTGTTCGTAGTATTTCTGGGTATGCTTTAGCGTTTCTCCCGCCCACTCTGGCCGCTCTTCACGGTATATAGGCGTTGAGAAATGCGCATACGCTTCCATTAACTATTTACAAATGAAGTCAAGTCTGTAGCTAAAGAAGTTACGGCACTGGCTGTAATGTCAGTAGCGTCAACCGCAGCTTGAGTACGACGGTTTTCGACTAATACTTCTTTAGCCATGCGTACCATTTCTAGCTTAACTCGCTTTGCTTCTGCCGCGGCTTGATTGGCGGCGCGGTTATTTTCTGTAGCATTTTGCATATCTACTTGCGCTTGAATTTCTGGTGTTAGTGCCATGTTAGTAGCCTCCTCGGCTGTCTTAAATTAAGAGAAGTTTTTAGCGGGCAACGTGACATACCACGTTGTACCGTTATCTGGAGAAAAGAAAAACCAAATGTCTGTATCGTTAGCGCCCGTAGAGCGACTAACTGAACCGCCCGGATACTTAAATGTTCCGCCTGCAAAAGCCACGGTTCTGGACGCTGTAGCGTCGTTAGTAAGCACCAAAGTAAACGAAGTAGCTCGGTTAGCCGTGCTGTTAGGCGTAGCCAGTGTAAACGTGCAGTTACCTGTAAGAGTCGCAGTAAATACGTTACCCTCATTACAGTTAATTGTTTTGGCTGCTCCAGTGTTACCCAAAGCAGTTACTTCGTCAGAGAACGCACCGGCAAAGAACGTATTAGAATCCATTGAGATTACAGTAGCCGCACTAGCGTTTTGGATGCCGGTGGTGATCTTAGGGGTAGTAAGTGCGGGGCTTACGTTAAGAACGGTAGCGCCTGTACCCGTAGAAGTAGTAACACCCGTGCCGCCGTTGGCGACAGCAAGGGTTCCCGCCGTAGTAATTGTTCCAGACCCTGTAATTGGCCCGCCGCTGTAAGTAAGGCCTGTTGATCCTCCTGCCATTTGAACAGAAGTAACCGATCCGCCTGTTTCAGTTGGGTTAGCATTAAGAACCGCAGCTCCTGCGCCCGCGCCGTCTGTAACGATCATTACCTTGGAGCCGCTAGCCACGTTAACCGTAGCGCCAGAACCCTGCTTGATTGTGATGATCTGACTGCCTGTAGTGGCGTTCTCAATCAACCACACTTTAGAAACAGTGTTTGGACCAAGCGTCACCTCACGAGTAGCCGTAAGAGAACCCGCCGAAGTAATCTTTAGGTAGAACCCGCGAGTCGCGTCTGCCGTAGCGTCAGGCATAGTGAAGGTCTGGTTAGCATCAGCAGAAAGTTGCTTAGTGCCGTAGCTAAAACCGTCGGTAATTAGCTCAAGGTTAGTATTGGTACTAGTACCCCAAGTGCCGTCTTCATCGCCGGTTGTAATTTCTTTTAACCGGAGGTTATTTACATAAGTAGCCATCGTCTTTCTCCAGTCTTAAACTAGTGTGCTGCCACCAGCAGCAGGGATTGTGGTCGCGTAAATTGTTGTATTCTGACGCAAATTTAGTGGCTCACCACAATCAGAACAAGTATCGGCGGTTAGCTCTGCTTCGTCAAGATCGTATCCGCAGTTACCACATACCACTTCAATTTCGTGTTTCGGGTCTATTGCGCTACCAAGTGTTTTTGCTTCGTTTGTTGTTTTCATGCTGCTATCTCCGTCCAATTAGGGTTACCGCCCGGAACTATTTCGCCCCATACGAGCACTTTTGCGACTTGTCCTGTAGCTTGTACTCCTGTGACGGATACTATACCCGCGCCATTTTCAGAAGTTTGACCAAGTATTACTGTGCCCGTAACGCTAGTCACGTTAACTGCTTGGATTAAGTCTACCGTAACACTGCCTAGTGCCGACGTTGCTTGCAGGCCAGTCTCGGGGATTATAGCATCTGCTGTAACGCTTACTGTGCCTAGAGCTGTGGTGCCTTGGACTCCAACGAGGTTTACCCCCGCACCTTGCTGGACATTAGCCGAACCTAAAGCGGTTGTGCCTTCAACACCAGTAACAGAAACATCCGCAGCAGCACTTGCCACCGAAGTTCCGAGTGCCGACGTTGCTGAAACCCCAGTGACCGAGAATACAGCGGTGCCCGTAACTGTCGGGTTACCAACCTCACCCGTAGCGGCGTTACCTAAGACTAAGCCGCTCTTGTCGCCTTCTACGGCGGTATTGCCCAGTGTAAAACTAGCGGCAACCCCCGTAACGGCTACATTCGTCGCAAAGCCTTCAATTACGGTTACGGAACCAACTTCACCTGTAGCAATCGGCAGGGCATTACCTTCGCCCCACGAATCTGTACCCCAAGTGCTAAATCCCCAACCGGAGAGTGGGACCGTAACGTCAGCCATCTACTAGGCAATCCGAATGATCGCGTTGCTTGCATCAGCAGCAGGGAAGACAATAGTAAAGTCACCCGCGGTCGAAGTCTTATCCGCACCAAAGTCTAGTACCGCTACCGCAGGGTTAGTACCGCCGTTAGCCAAGTATATAAGCGCGCCACGAGCAGTAATTGTTGCAGTAGAAAACGTCAGGTCGGCAAAGTCCAAGAACGCAGTAGTGCCGCTCGAAGCAGGGTTAGCGGAGATAGTCAGCGTGCCGCCGCCTGCGCTGTAGCCTGTGCCTGAGACTTCGTTTGTCGCTGAATACGCAGTAGTAGTTGCGCCTAGCGTAGCTGAGCTAGTGTACAAAGCCAGCTTAAAGACCTGTGACGTGCCCGAAGCAAAGTCAAAGTCTCCACCAAGGATTTGAACTTTGAATGATGTTGCCATAGCTTGTGAAATAGCCATTTGTGTTTCCTCTTAAATTAACGCGGTTCTATTCTAAGTTGACCAGAGCGGTACATATCTTCCCGCATCTTTCCGTCGCCCAAGTTCTTTAATAACGCCATAGCGTCTACGTACATCTTCTGGTACAAGGCTACCATATCTGGTTCGCCCTTAATAAAACGTATTGCTTCAACTAAAGCGCCGTTAAGCAGGGCAGAATCAAACTCATCGCCAAGCCACGTAGTACCCGCAGTAACAATAGTCTCGGGGTAGTAGCCGTAATGTAACTCTACTTCATACGCTGCATTAGGCGTTGGGCCTATGATAAACGCGGTGTCGTCAAAAATTCCGTAGTGTACGGGCGTACCTGTACTTGTTGGTCCGGGGTACGCCTCACGAATAAAGTTAACGTCTTTATTTAGTAAGTATGTGTAGTTGCCCTGCGCATCAATAACCGCCAAAGAGAACGTGTACAAGAAGTCTGTAGGGTAAATTAAATACTTATTACCAATAGTTAAGCTGCCTGTCTGGTTTCGACGCAGCGCAGGAATCTGAACAGTGTTATATATCTTCTGCTCGGCCTGTTCAGTAAACATAGCAAGCTGGGCATCCGTAAACGACTGCTCGCAAATGTCCTCAATGTTTGTCTTAAGCTCGGTGTAATTCACCTGCTACTCCTTAAGCCATTGGGCCTCGGGCCATAGTGCCCTTAGTAGCTGCACCTACGCCGCGAACCTTAACACCGCTAGTCTTCATGTCTTTAGGCGGCTGGTTGCAAGTATCTACTTTGTACATTGTAGGCTCATTCGGGAACTCGATGACCTTGGGTACTTTTACGTTTGATCGTGACTTCATTTTCATTTCTGTCTCCTAGGTTGTAGTGACCGTTACTTGTCCTACGACGCCTGTCCCTTCCAAATTGTCTGGTGTAAGTCCAAAAGGATCGTTTAGCCCTACTGGGTCCCAACCCCACTGTATGTCTCTGCTTGCTACTAATTCTGCTGAGTCCGGTCTCGGGTCACGTATAGCTTGTGGATCATCTACCGGAAACTCACCTAGCATAAGCTGCGGTTGGTCTGGGTTCCAACACTCTGGGCAAGCCTTAATGTTAGTTTTATTTCCCTTAACAATCAGCTCTTTAAGCTGCGATAACCTGTATTGAAACCCACATACGTCGCATATTGCTAACGCTTTTTGTCCCGAGGCGTATTTATAGCTCATAAGTCTACCTTATGCTGCTTATACGGGGCACCAAGCTAAGCGTTGCTTTCTCCCTGTCTTCACCCGCTGCTAGCTCAAACTGACGCTCGTACTCGGCCTGTAGCATAGGAATACGAGGCATCAATTCAGGGTCTTTTTGAGCTATATAATATGCAAGCCCTGCAACGAGGCAGGGCAAGAAACGGAAGTTAACGTCGGCGGTATTAACCCCTGTCCCAGAATCTTGTATACGGCGCATCCGCCAGTACTTAAGTATGTAAAACGGTGCAAGTGCAGTACCTTGGTCTGGTACAGGCCACACAGTAACCGAAGGGTTAGCTTGCCCACGGTCTACATAAAGCTGTATAGGGCGACCTTGGCTTAGCTTGTTGGGGATGCTTGAGTAGGTAGAGACACTGATACGCGTGATGTTTAGATCAGACTGAGTAGTTACACTACCATCGCCTGTGCGTACAACGTGCTCTAAAAGGTCTATTGTGTCGGCGGGCAGGTCGTATGTGGCTGTGCCTGTTACGAGGTTTGTTGTACCTTCCTCGATAGTCCACATGTTTATACCACGGTTCTGCCACTCAATAGTCAACAGATTCATAGACCTACGAGCAGTGCGCAGGTCGTAACCAGAACGCATTTCTCTACCGGCACGCTCCCACGCTTCTTCCGCAATCTCGGTGAAGTCCATGTTGAATGTAGCTGTGCCAGATGTAGCCATTATTTACCCCAACTTTCCCGCGCTTTCTTCTGCGCAGTTTTAGATAAATCTTTGTAATGAAATAACTTTGCGGACTTAGCTGACATCGTTTTGCCTGTCATTACAGTCCCGTCGGGGTGTTTGTGCGTGCCCCCTCGGTGCGTTTTACCGTCTTTAAAGTAGTGGTTTACGCCC